GGAATTAAAACAAGTTCAGGAACGCAAACGGCAAATCTTAAATCATTAGCAGGTGTTACAACTTGGGTACTCGATGAAGCGGAGGAGTTAACAGATGAAGAAACATTTGATAAAATTGATTTCTCCATTAGAAATAAAATAAAACAAAACAGGATTATTTTAATACTTAATCCAAGTACAAAAGAACATTTTATTTATCAAAAATTCTTTGAGAATAAAGGAGTGGAAGCTGGGACAAACATAGTTAAAGACGATGTCACTTACATTCATACAACTTATTTAGATAATATTGAAAACCTATCTAAAAGTTTCTTAGATCAAATAAATGATATTAAAGAAAGACGACCTGAGAAATATAAACATACTATTTTAGGTGGGTGGTTAGACAAAGCTGAAGGAGTTATTTATAACAATTGGAGGGTAGGTGAATTTAACAATGATAATGGTTCTGTATTCGGACAGGATTATGGTTTCTCAAACGATCCGACTACATTAGTCGAAACGTCAATTGATAAGGGTAAAAAACTTATCTATGTCAAACTACATATTTATCAAACTCAATTAGTCACAACAGAACTAGCACGTTTAAACAATCATTTTTCAAAAGGTGGTTTAATAGTTGGTGATAATGCAGAACCTCGTTTAATAGCAGAATTAAAACATCAAGGGAACAATGTCGTACCTTGCGTAAAACATAAGATTACAGAAGGTATTGAGATGCTACGAGATTTTGAAATGATAATAGAAGAAAATAGCATTGATTTGATAAAAGAATTAAATAACTATTCGTGGTTAGAAAAAAAATCTCAAACTCCAATTGATAAATACAATCACGCTTTAGATGCGTTAAGATATGCAGTAAGCTATCAATTAAGCAATCCAAATAAAGGTAACTATTCAATATATTAATTATGAAATTAGAACTTACAATACCAACAACTTTAGATGAAATACCTTTGATGCATTATCAAAAGTTTATGGAGGTTTCAAAGAATAGCACAGATGATGAATTTGTCGCTCAGAAAATGATACAAATATTTTGTGGAATTGAACTTAATGAAGTTGTTAAAATATCTTTCAATGATATGGTTGAATTGGTTAATCATTTTAATAAATTATTTTCTGAAATACCAAAGTTAAAACCTACATTTAAGATTAAAGATTTAGAGTTAGGAATTATACCAAACTTTGACAAAATAACGTGGGAGGAGTATATCGAACTAGAAGCACAGTTTAAAGAGTTTGATACATTTCACAAAGCAATGGCAGTATTGTACCGTCCTGTAACTGAAAAGAATAAAAACAATCAATATTTAATTGCGCCTTTTAATAACGTAGAGGAGTTTGGAGATTTAATGAAATATACTCCGTTATCAATTGCTTTAAGTTCACATGTTTTTTTTTGGAATTTAGAAAGGGAGTTACTACAAGCTACCATCAGCTATTTGGAGACGATGCTGATGAAGATGACGAAAGTAAACAAAGCGATTTTAGTGAAGAAACTCAATTTAGCAAACAATGGGGATGGTATCAGAGCATTTATGCAGTTGCAAAAGGAGATGTTAGAAAATTTGATGAAGTCCTCCGAATGGAACTATTTACCATCCTTAACTTTCTAACATTCGAGAAGCAAAAGAATAGAATTGAAATAAACCAATTAAAAAAACAAAGATTAAAATGAGTGGATATTACGACATAGTAACTAAATTATATGAGAGTGTAAATAATGATAGTTTAGTTAATCAAACTACAAAGGGAGACTTAGCAGCGGTTCTAACGAATAAACAAAATATGTTTCCGTTATGCCATATAATGGTAAACAATTCTACATTTGATAAACAAGTTTTGATCTTTAATATTTCAATTATTTGCATGGACCTAGTAGATTTTAGCAAAGATGAAACGGTTACTTTATACACAGGAAATAATAACGAGGACGACGTAATGAACACGACATTATCAATTCTTAATAGAGTGTACGAAAGTATGTATAGAGGTAGTTTATTTAGTGACTTATATCAGATTGAAAATGTGGCTAGTTGTGAACCTTTTTTCGATAAGTTCGACCAAAATGTAGCTGGTTGGACAATGACTTTTGACGTGGTTTGCCAAAATGACATGAGCATATGTTAGAAACTGAAAAGGAGTTAAAAAAGTTTCGTGACTACGTTATAAAAGAAAGTAGAAGTAATCTTACAAGACTTAAAAAGAATAGCTCTAAGAAGCTTTATAATAGCTTAAAAGGGGAATATAAGTTAATGGCAAATTCATTTAGCTTATATTTCTCAATGGAAGACTACGGTACTTTTCAAGACAAAGGGGTTAATGGTAAAAGATCAGTTTATACAACGGCATATAAATTTGGAACTAAAATGCCACCACCAAAAGCATTGGATAAATGGATAGTTAGAAAGGGTATTGCGCCAAAAGATAAGCAAGGTAGATTTATAAGTCGTAAAAGTTTACAATTCTTAATAGCTAGGTCAATATATTTCAATGGTATAAAACCAAGTTTATTTTTTACCAAACCATTTGAAGCGGCATATAAACAATTGCCAGGTGAATTAGTCGCTAAATACGGTTTGGACGCAATTAAGTTATTTAATAGTACAATAGAACAACCCAAAAAGAAATGAGTATAATTTTAACAAAAAGTCCTTACATAGTTAATGTTTCTGCGACAGGTTTAATTGGTGCAAAGGTTGAGATATTTATGTGGAAAACAGGCGAAACAGTCCCATTATTGCCTCAATATACATTAAGTAAATTAAGTCCTGCAAGCAATGTTACAAGTGTTAACTTTGATGTTGCGCCTTATTTAAATGAATTTATTAGTAGTAATTCTTATAATATTAATTCGATTACTGTTGATTTAAGTACTAATGTAAATTTATATACAAATGTTATAATTACAAAATATAAATTAGTAGGTACTACTTATACAGCAATTTCTATAATTCAATATACAGCATTTAAAGGATATATAGAACAAAAAGATGGTATTAATTCAGATTATGGTAATTATTTGCTAGATCAAAAAACTTATTATTATCATTATGATAGCTCAAAAACTTATGCTACTTTAAAAGCTGGTGATTTAACGGTTTTAAATATTGCACCGTTTGGGAGTGTTGGATTAAATTATATTTATACAAATTTAAGAACAGGCGCAACGGTTACAAATACAATTACAACGGGCCCAGATTTTAAAACTATTTACCGAGTATATCCTTCATATTGGGCTGATGGTAATAAACTTGAAATATTTGATATTGATTTAAATTTAAATGTAGCAGTATATTATTTTAAACCGATTACAGAATGTAGATATACTCCGATAACCTTAGACTTCATAAATAAATACGGAGCTTGGCAACGTGAATTTCTGTTTAAAAATTCTACTGATTTTATTAATACAGAAAATAAATCATATAAAAATTATAGAATAAATCCTAGTTCTTTTAACGCACAGGAAAGTTTGGTTACTACATTCAATTCAAATGGTAATGAAACGATTAAATGTAATACAGGATTTGTTGAGGAGGACTTTAAAGGTACAATTAAGCAATTATTATTAAGTGATAGGATTTTGATAAACAATCGACCTGCTACAATTACAACAAATCAAATTGAACTACAAAAAAACATAAATAATAAATTGATTAATTATGCTTTAGACTTCACTTTCTCAAATCCTATAATATGAATAGAGTAGTTGACATATATATTGAAGGAACGGAGCCAAATACATTACTTGGTTATGGTTATAACTACCTTAAACTAGATTTATTTGATGATGAAAAGATAAATTTAAGTAGTTCAATTCAGAATATTTCTGATATTTCAAAGGTTTATACAGATTTTACTCAATCTTTTACCGTTCCTGCATCAGAAAATAACAATAAAATATTTGAATACTTTTATCAAAACGATGTTGACGGTGCAATCGATCATAATTTACGTAGATTTGCGTACATTGAAATTGGATTAGTTCCATTTAGAAGTGGTAAAATTCAGTTAGAAGGGTCAAGCGTTAAGAATGGTAAGGTTGAATTTTATAGTATTACATTTTACGGTGACTTAATTAGCTTAAAAGATACTTTTGGAGTTACTAAAATAAATGAATTAAAATATGAATTTATTACACAACCTCAAAACGGTGTAGATGTTAAAAATAGAATTATAGATACAACTACTGATTACGATATACGTTATCCTTTAATTTCAAGTGAGAAATTATGGAGTTATGGAGATGCAACGAGTACCGATTTAAGCACCTCAACGGGTCGTATAGAAGCTGCGGAATTATTCCCTGCGGTAAAAGTTAGTAAGATATTTGAAGCAATTCAAAACGATTTTAATATTACTTTTCAATCTACATTCTTACAAACTGATAGGTTTAAAAAACTATTTTTATATTGTAAAAACATTGATAATATAGATGAAAAGAAATACGGTAAATCTTTAACATATACTAATATTACAGAAATTGCAGGACAAAGCACTCCGGCAAGAGACATATATAATGATGGTGTTTTTACTTTAGAAGGTTTGGAAAATGGTTTTCCTTTATTATCTGAAATGTTTTTTAATTTAGATTATATTTCAGTTCCTAATGTAATACTAGAAATTGAAGTATATGAGAATAATTCTTTTTTATATGGAGTTAAATTAAATTCAGCAATTGAAAATTCAGTAAAAATTTATGCAGTAGAAAGCACTAATAATTATAAATTTCAATTTACATTTAAAATTAAAACTTCAGAAACTTGTGATATTAAATATAATATTAGTGTAGATCAAACAAGTGACTATAATGTTACAGCTTTTGGAAGTACTACTCATTATCATGTGTTATATGGTGGTGTAATAGCTTATCAAAATACTAACTTCACTATTAACAATAGTTTTACTAGCATATACGCAAATATGCCCGACATTACAGTTGCAGACTTTTTTAGTGGTATATTAAAACAATTCAATTTAACTTGTTATTCAGTTGGTGTAGATACTTTTCAAGTTGAACCACTAGATATTTGGTATAGCAAAGGAGCTTTAATTGATGTTACTAAATACATTGATACAGATACAATATCAGTAGACCGTTTACCACTATATAAAAATGTTTCATTTACCTATCAAAAAAGTGAAAGTTTTATGAATAGAGAGTTCGCAGTTAGTGGACGAGAATACGGCGATATTTCAACAAATTACCCATACGACGGTGGGGAGTTTAATATTAGTGTACCGTTTGAAAATCTAAACTTTCAAAAGTTTTCTAACACTCCATTACAAGTTGGATATTGTTTAACTTCATCACCAGATTATAAACCTTATATTCCAAAACCTATATTATTATATTACAATGGTGCGACAACAACGGCACTTAGGTTTTACGACGGCACAACAGAAAGTACAATAACAAACGTAGCTTTATTTGGACAGGATTTATTATATAATAATCAAATTTATTCGCTTAATTTTTCAAGTGATAATTCGACATGGTATGAAACACTAATTAATAACTCATTATTTGCAGTTTATTATTTTGGTTACTTATCAAATCTTTTTAACACTAAAAATAGATTGACAAAAGTTAAGGCATATTTTCCTATCGGTTTAATTACTTCATTACGTTTGAATGATAGATTAGTTATACAGGATAAGAGATATATTATTAACACGATTAATTCAGATATTACTACGGGTGAAGTTAGCTTAGAATTAATAAATGATTTTAGACCAGTTATAAACTTATGATATACGAAATAGAGGGGTTAGTTCCAAATCAAACAAATATTGACGGGGTTACTTTTACAGGTAGTTCGGGAGTTACAATTTCACCGTCAACAATTACAACTGATACATTAGTTTATGCTACTGTTCCAAGTGATCCAAATCCTATATTTAATTTTAGAGGTGAAGAAAGTGATTATATTTTAAGAATGGAAAATGAAGCTTTTATTTTAAGAAGTGAACAAGGTGAGTTTTATGGCCCATTTGTAAACATGACATGGACTGATACTTTTGGAGTTGAATTTTTAGAACCTATTAATATTATCTTATGAAAAATTTATTACAATTATTAGCTATATCAAATTTTTACGGCGAAAGTGAAAATATAGATATTGCAAAGGGAAAAAACGAAATTCCTAAGACAACAAAAGAAGCATTTAAACAAGGTATTAGAAAAATAAAATCTAGAAAATATGGCAGAAACTAAGACAGTTAATTTAAATGTAGAAACGAATTTAGGTTCTTTAAAAAGCCAATTAAGACAAGCACAAAACGAGGTAAATGCATTATCTGAAAAGTTTGGTGCTACTTCTGACCAAGCGATTAAGGCTGCAAAAAATGCTTCGATTTTAAAGGATAAAATAGGTGATGCAAAAGCTTTAACAGATGCCTTCAATCCTGATGCTAAATTCAATGCTTTATCTAGTTCACTTGGTGGTGTCGCTAGTGGTTTCGCTGCTTATCAGGGTGCGATGGGACTTGCAGGAGTTGAAAGTAAAGACTTAGAAGAACAACTTTTGAAGGTTCAAAGTGCTATGGCGGTTGCGCAAGGACTTCAAGGATTAGGCGAAGCACGTGATAGTTTCAAACAATTAAAGGCGGTTGCTATAGATGCATTTAAAGGTATAAAAACAGCAATTGGAAGTACAGGAATAGGTTTGTTAGTTGTGGCGTTAGGTGCAATTTATACTTATTGGGACGACATTAAGGAATTAGTTGGAGGTGTTAGTGAGGAGCAAGCTAATTTAAACATAAAAGTAGAAAAAAATGTAACCTTAGAAAATGAAAAATTAGATAAAATAGGTGAACAGGATAATATTTTAAGGTCGCAAGGGAAAACTGAAAAACAAATTTTAGAATATAAAATAGCACAAATTGAGGCCGTACAATTAGCTTCTAAAATTCAACTTGAAAACGATTATATTACTAAAAAAAATCAAATTGAAGCTGCTAAAAGAAACCACGATTATTTAAAGGGTTTCTTAGATTTTGTAACGTTTCCACAAAAGAAACTTACTGAGTTCTTTTTTACTTTCGTAAATCAAGCAATTGGAGTTTTAAATAAATTGCCCGGAGTTGACATTGATAAATTCAATGTAGATAAAATACTAAAGAATTTTGACGGTGTAAATACTAAAATTGCAAATTTAATTTTTGATCCAAAGGAAACAACTTTAAAAGCTGATGCAGTCATTAAAGAACATAAAAAAGGATTAGTAAAATTAGAAAATGATAAGCAAGGTTTATTATTGCAAATCAAAAATATTGATAATGAAGAAATAAAAAGCAATAAAGATAAAAACGATCAAATAACAGAAGACAATAAAACAGCAGGAGAAAAACATAAACAAGATTTAATAGATAACGCAAATGCTTTAAATGAAGCTTTAGCAGAAAGTGATGCAGCTAGGCAAAAACAAAAACAAGACTTAGCAGCAGCGGATGAAAAAATGCGAGCTGATGGACTTGAAAAATTAAAAGAAAATGCAAGAGCGCAATTAAAAATAAATGAAGAAGAAGCCGCAGCCGCTAAACTTTTAAAATCTCAAAAAATAGATGCAGTACAAAGTACACTTTCAACTATTGGAAATTTAGCAGAATTATTTGCTGGTAAATCTAAGAAACAACAAGAGCAAGCATTTAAAATTCAAAAAGCCGTTAATATAGCAAATGCAACTATAGATACTTACAAAGCTGCTACAGGTGCTTATTCTTCTTTGTCGGCTATTCCTGTAGTTGGACCTGCATTAGGTATTGCTGCAGCAGGTTTGGCTTTAAGTGCTGGGTTATTAAATGTTAAGAAAATTGCATCTACAAAATTCGATGCTAGTGGCGGTGGCGGAACTCCTCCAAGTGGTGGTGGTGGTGGTGGTGGCACAAATGCAATGCAAGGTAACGTTATAACTCCAAACTTTAATATAGTAGGTAATAACGGCACAAATCAATTACAACAATTAAAACAAGCGCCTATTCAAGCTTATGTCGTGAGTGGTGAAATGTCTACTCAACAATCATTAGACCGTAATAGGTTAAGAAATGCAACATTATAAACGAAATTTAGTTATATAAATATGAAAAAAGAACTACAAACAATCGAATTAACGATTAAAGATGAGCTAAAAGAGGGGGTATTCGCAATAAGTTTGGTAAACGAACCCGCTATAATGGAAGATTTCATTATGTTAAATGCTTTAGAGGTTGAATTAAAGGTTGTTAACGATGAAAAAAGAGAGGTTGTAGGCCTTGCTTTAGTCCCAAATAAGAAGATATTAAGACGTAAAGACAATGTAGAGTTCAATATTGAGTTTTCAGAAGCTACAATTGAGAAGGTTCAAGAGCTTTATATGAAAAATCTACGTGCAAATAACGTTACTATAGACCACGAAAAGCCAGTAAACGGAGTTAGTCTTATTGAAAGTTGGATTGTTGAAGACACTAAGAATGATAAATCAAACATATATGGTTTAAATGCTGTAAAAGGTGCATGGGTTGTTAAGATGAAAATCTATAATGAAGACGTTTATAACGGTATTAAGTTAGGAAAATTTAATGGGTTTTCAATTGAGGGAATGTTTGACGGATTGGATCAATTAAAAATGAGTGAACTTACAGAAGAAGAAATATTGATTGAAGAAATAAAATCTTTGTTAGATAAATTATGATTGATTTAAATTATAATAGGCGCTATAAAGAAGTCACTACAATTGAAGAAAGTGACTACATTTATTATGATAATAATACTCAAGTATTACAACGTATTCTATATTCTGATTTAATTGATTCTATTAATTTACTTGTACGTATACCTAGATATGGTTCTTTCTATTCAACTCAAACACAATACCCAACAATAAACACTATAACAGCTATAACATACAACAATACAGATACGGATGCAACTTATGGAGTTTCAATTGTAGATAATAGCAAAATAACAGTTGACATTGAAGGTGTTTATAATATCCAATTTTCGGCTCAATTAAATCGGTTGAGTGGTGGGGTTTCTAGACAGGCTATTATATGGTTAAGAAAAAATGGTGTAGATGTACCCGCAACTTCGACACACGTAACAATGCAAGCGAATGCAGATTTCTTAGTCGCATCTTGGAATTTCTATATAAAATTAGAGGCTAATTCGTATGCTCAATTAATGATAGTTCAGAACGATGCAATTGAGTTAATTTATGAAGTTGCTAGCACTTCGCCAAATTACCCCGCAGTACCTTCGGTTATATTAACAATAGAAAAGATAAATTAATATAAATCAAACAGTTAAGTAAATAAATAAATACAAATATAAATTAAATCGTTAATTAGTTATGAATAAAGAAGTAAAAAAAGCAATTAAAACACTTAAAACCTTTTTAGGAATGGAAACAAAATTAGAGGACATGCCCTTAGCAGATGGAATGACAACTATACAGGCGGATATGTTTGAAGTTGGTGAAGCGGTATTTATCGTTGTAGAAAATGCAGACCCCGTGCCTTTACCAATTGGTGAGTATGAACTAGCAGATGGTCGTATTTTAGAAGTAGAAGTAGAAGGAATTATTTCATCTATTGAATTACCAAATGAAGAGGAAGTAGAAGTAGAACCGACTGAAGTTCCCGTAGAAGCTGAGAAAGTTGCACCACAAACAACAACTGCAAAAAAGATTGTTAAGACAACAACTGAGGAACAACATTTTTCTAAATTAAATGCTAAGATTGAAGAATTAGAAGCTAAGATTTTAGAACTTTCTAAGGTTAAAGAAGTAGTTGAAAATGTAGTTGAGGAAGTAGTTGAACTTACAGAAGTTAAAGCAATTAAATTTAACCCTGAAAACAAAACTAAAAACAACACTCCATTAACTCCATTAGAACGTTTTAGAGATATTAAAAGTAGAATGAATGGATAAGTTTGTTAATCCATTTGAGGTGGGTGTAAATTACGAACACTTTTTAACAGCAATTGGAAGCAAAACAATTAAAACATATTGCAAAGGAAAATTAACCAACGAACAAATAGAGTGGTTAATAAATGATTTGAAACATTATAAATTAAATAAAAACAAATAAACAATGGCAATTACAGGAACACAAATCGACATCAGAGGAAAAGCTGTCGAACCAATTTTAGAAGAGGTATTATTTGCAAACAAAACCGTATCAGAAGGGTATGTAACTTTCGCAACTGATATTAAAGCAGGAACAATTATCACTGAAGCAGGTGTTGATGTAACGGCTCAATTGTACACAGGTTCGGCTTTATCTAGTTCTGGTTCTATGTCAATCAATGACAGAATAGTTACTCCTACTAAATTAGAGTACAAACAAACATTTTTACAGGAAGCATTAAGAGCAGGTCGTTTTGGTCGTTCAATGAATCCTGGAGCATTCAACATTGAAAGTTCAGAATTTGCAAGTACAGTATTAGCACAATACGCACCTAATATTTCTCAAGATGCAGAGTCTTTATTTTGGGGTGGTATTACATCGGCAACACAAACTGCAATCGCTGCTTTAACTCCTGGAGCTTCTCAAGGTTCTGTGACAGCAGCTACACAAACAGCGGTGGCGGCACTTTCACCAAGATTGCTTGATGGAGTATTTTCTAGAGTTCTTTATGACAATTCTGCATTAGGTGGTTACATTAAAGTTACAGGAACTACGGTTACTAGTTCTAATATCGCTGCACAAGTTGGACTTATTTACGCTTCAATTCCTGCTGAAAATTTAGCTGATACAGTTTCACCAACAGCTATCTATTGCCCAAGAGCTTGGAGACAATTAGCACGTATTGCTAACAACTCTGTAGGAGCTGCACAACAAGTAAACTTTGAGTTTGATTCAATGGCTGCAGATGCAAAATGTTTCTACAATGGTGTTGAGTTGATTTTCGTACCTACTCCTAACAATTTAATGGCATACGCACAAAGAAAGTCTTGTATAATGTGGCTAACGGATCTTCAAGATGATATTTTGAAATTTGAAGTTGGTAAATTAACTAATGATGGAGATGTTCAATTTGTACGTTCAATCTATACATTAGCAGCACACGTAGGTCAAGCAACTAAAGGTGTTCTTTACGGAGGATAGGAATTAATTAAATTAATAATCTAAGGGGTGGTAGTTATAAATACGCCACC